CGTGTGGCGTGAATCGTGCAGCCGCTCGATGATGCCGGGCCCCCACTTCAACATTTCGCGCGGGTGGCGGTAGACTTCATCCGTTCCCAGGAACCAGGGCACCGCCTCACCCGTGAGGATGCTTTCAACGACCACGCCGAACATCGCGTGCGGACGGCCATCCAGAAGTGCAGTCCAGCACTTGGCGCTGGCAGCTATCCCGGTGCGCAGAGCCTGCTTTGGTTCGCGGCCCATTGCCCGGCATTCCAGCTGATCGATCGTGCGCATGTGCCGAGCGAGATAGCCGACATGGCGCATTTCAGCAGGAACAATCCGGATGTCCGTGCCGATCACCCGTAAATCTCGGGGTCCTGCGCGATGCCAAGCATGGTGAAAGGCAGCGGCGCAGTCTGCTGAATCCACACCGTGCATTCGTCCTTGGCCTTGTTCGCCATCGTGATCGTGTATTGCCCATTCATCAGCGCGTCAGGGCTGGCATAGGCTTCTGCCGTGCGCGACTTGAGCGGAAACAGGTTGGCCGAATCGATGCCGGCCTTGATCTGCCGTGTGTTGGACAGCTGGATCACCACTTCGCCAGTCGAGTGCACGCGGCCAACATTCGATCCCGTACCAGGCGAATTGATCCGCAGAGGCAGCGTCTCGACGTTGACCTCATAGGGAATGCCAAAGCTTGCCACCCGGCCGCCGCCGAAGTCATCGGGAAGCGTGATCGTCCCGTTTGTCACCGTCAGGCCAGAGATCGCCTTGCCATCAACCAGACCGGCCACATCGGTGCGGCCTTCCAGATGCCAGAGCCCTGTGAACGTGGTCTGCTCATCCTCGAACGTTCCCGACACGGCGCAGTCGAGGAAGCAGCATTCCTTCACGTCCGACCAGCGATGGCTCACCATGCGCTCGACAAAACGCCGGGTGACACCTTGTACCTGGCGATCAACCATCAGGTAAACGCGATCCTCGCCATCCTCTGCGATGCAGCAGACCGATACGACATCGCCATCGGTTTCGCACAGGGTCCAGCCCCACACGTTCTGTTCCTGCTCCCAGGTGAAGCACAGCAGCTTGCCATCATCGCGCACCGCCCATACCACGCTGCGCGGCTCTTGCGCATAGCACCACGAAACGATGCTCATGCCCTCGAAAAAGTGCGGCGAGTAGATCGAGATATCATTGGATTTCAGGCCATCGATCGTGAAGTCATATCCGATCGTGCGGACCGACTGCCCAACGCTGGGCTGATAGAACACCACGCTATCGACAACCAGGGCAGGCAGGCGCGACGATCCGCGCCCGATCTGGCGCCGTGTGGCCGGCGGCGTGGTTGCATCAAGCACCCCGCCTTTGCCGTCACCGTCGATGTGGAACACGCTGTCCGATGTCAGCGCCAGCAGGCTGGTAGTCGTCACCAGGTGGTTCACCGAGTTGACCCGGCCCGCCATGATCGAGAACGACAGGGCATCACTTGCCACTGCCGGTCGCGAGCGGTCCATGTTTTCCAGTTGGCCCGATCGCGTGCCCCACACCCCATGCGGCACATTCGTGGTGCGCGCCCACATTGCCCGCTGCTCGAACAGCGTCACGGTGGATGGATAGTCGCCGGCAGCAGCAAAGGGATTGTTCGCGCGGGGCGGGGACTGATCCAGTGCAGCCGCGATATTGTCGTCGCGGAACGTCGTGTCCTGCGTGGTGCCGATATACCCGAAGAACTGCGAATTGTCGGCCTTGTAGACCTTGTATCGGGATGCGCCAGACACAGCCGGCCAACTGATCGTGTTGTAATTCTGCCGTAGCAGCAGATCGTTGGTGCATGTGGCAGACGGACTGGCACGGCTCTCCATGCCGGTATCATCGTTATAGGCCGTGATGCAGTAGCTGGCCGGCTGCGGGAAATAGTTTCCGCCCGTGTTCCCGCCATCCTGGTCGATGTTGTCGATAGTCGCCACGGCCGTGCAACTGGTGGGTGCGGTAATCGTGGGGCCGAACGTCAGGGTGCTGAACGACCAGTCAGTATGGCCGGCACGCACCAACTTTCCCGGCGCATGGTCGATGTGCGCAAGGTACATGGTGTCGGCGGTCTGCTCGAAATCGAGTTCAGCCAGTTCCTCACCGTTGTAGGGCGATCCGACCTTGTAGATGCGATATCCACCCATCAGGCCGGCAACCTCCGAATGGATCCGAAACCACCACCACCGCCGCCACCCGTGATAGGCGGCGTGGGCGGGGTAACGACAGGAGGGACGACAGGTGGCGTCGGGATCGTGGGCGGCGCGCTGCGTGTGATCCCGCCATCGCATCCGGTGAAAGCAGGAGCGCCCGAGGTATCGACCGCCACGGCAAAGTGGTTGTCATCCACGACCGACACGACCTTGAACGAACGTCCGTTGAGGAACGCACCCAAGCCGTCCTTGACGCCATCGAAATACCACCAATCACCCACGGAAAGCCCATGATAGGCCACCGTCACCACCGCCTGTGCCGCGTTGGAAATTCCGGTGATCGCCAGTTCTTCCTCAAGGATGCGGCCGCCATTCGCGCACGGCGCCATGTACCCTTGGCCCATTTCCAGGGCATAGGTCTGCGTGAGCGAAAACTGGAACGGCACGAGGCGTCCGGGCTTGCTGGAATCCAGCACTTCGGCAACCAGGCGCGTGCCGGGCCGCTTGGTGATCCCGCCATACTTGAGCACGATCACGTTGCGCGCCTGGCGCAGAGCCGATTGATAGGCATCGACATCGAACCGGCCATAAAGCTGCGGACCGAGTTCACCACGGCTGAAATTGATTTGCGGAACACGCACGCTCATACGGAATCACCGATTCCGGCGCGGGCATACTCAGCATCGCTGGCATAGCGAGCCGGGCGATGCACCCGCTTGTTCTCCTCGCCTGCGATGGCTCGAGCGCGCGCAGTCTCTGCCTGCTGTTGCAGCACCTGTGCGACACGGGCATCTTTCTTGATCGGCAGGGCGATGCGCGCAGCCAGTTCAAGTTCGAACGCTCGAGCCACCAGCGCCGGCATGTCGCCCGCCTCCATGGTGTTCTTGGCATAGACCAGCGTGGCCGTGGGCACGTTGGCATAGATGCGGCCGCCCTCGTGGAGGTAGGCCAGCGGCATCGTGTCCTGATATGGGAAGGGATAGGGCCCCGCGATCGGTAGATCAGTGGCGTCATCCTCAATCTGACGGATGGCGAGGGGCTGGGCAAGGTCTGACGGCTCGGCATAGGCATAGAGCCATTCAGCTGGGCGATCATTGGCCACCGATGCCAGCGCCTGCCGCTTGATCATCCACGGCCATTCCGTCCAGTCGGCAACCTCCAGAAGCAATGGCGAGGCAAAGCGCGATACCTCCCGCGCCTCGATACTGCCTTCGGTAAAGTCGGCAATCTGGCCGGCCGCAATTTGGGCCAGGGCACGGTTACAAAGATCGATAAGAGCAGCCATGGCGCGAACCTATGTCTGCTATCCGGCGCGGTGAATCCCAACAAAAAAGGCCCGAGGTTTCCCCCGAGCCCTTCCGTCATTCGTGCCGAGCCAGTCAGCCTGCCGACTTGGCGTCGTCGTCCGCCACGGCAGGCTTGCGCCCACGCTTGGACGGCGCATCGTCCTTGGCTTTGTCGCGGGCGGCAATTGCGGCCTTGGCGTCGTCGTCCAGCGGCTCCCAGGTCGAGCCCGGCACATGATCGCCGGAAAATTCCTCACCGGGCTGGATATAGCGGCCCTCATTGCTGAGATAGACCGGCTGATCGCTCTTATAGCGCGCCATGATTAACGCCCTCCATAACTGTTATTGGTCTGACGGCTTGCGACCGGACCGGCCGTGACGCTGCCAGTGGAAGGCGCGGTTCCGGCCACCGTGTAGAAGAGCCGCACATAGCGCTCATCCGTGCCTTCGTCGAAGCAGCAAGGGAACTTGAACTGGAAGCCAGCCACAAGTTCGGCCAGCGGCACCACGCGGCCCGAATACTTGGTCGTCCAGGTCGAGTTGTCGGGCGAGGTCTGCACGGCGACGGTCAGTGACGTGAGGTTGTTGAACGTGGCCACGATAGCCACGGAAAGATCGACTTCCTCACCACGCCCGATGTCGCGCGTGAGAGCCACGGACGAACCGAACGGCGTACCGGTGGTGCCCAGGTC